AAATCTACCATATCACCAGAGCTAGAGTTGCAGTTAACGTAAAAAGTAGCGTTTGTGCTGTTGCTGTCAAAATATAACATTCTGTCCTTTATTTAAAAACAATTTAGATAACTGTTTGTTTTGTTGGAAATTAAACATAAAAAAAGCCCTACCGAAGTAGAGCTCTTTGTTACTTATAAGAGTAGTCTTATTAGCTTCCTACAGTTATACTATATGTAGAAGATAAGGTCTCAGTGGTGAAAGGTGCGAGAATCTTCTCAGTAGCAACGAAAGTTAATTCGTAGCCAGACTTATCACCCATAGCAGCACCAGAGGAGGCAGTAGCATTCATCTCAGAGCCGTATTCGTGACCCATTACAAAAACATTACCATTGTTGTCCTCAACCAATACTTTTGGTCGACCGTAAGCCAATAACTTAACCTCTTTGTGAGTGGTGGAATCTTGTTTCTTTAAGCTAACCGTTAAGGTTTGCTCTACGAAAGTAGTCCCGTTCTCACGGCTAGAAGTTAAAGACTGCTCAAATGTAGATGTCCCACGCAAGTCGTACTTGTAAGCGTTAGGAGTAGTCTCAGTTACAGTTGCTAGACCAGTAGTGTCATCAACAGCAAAAGTAGCATCGTCAAAATTGATAAAATAGATAGCATTAAGGCCACCGACAGCGTCCTTACATCCTTCTAATCTACCTAGTGAAATATTACAACTCATTTTTACAGTTTTAAAAATTAAAAAAATAAGGGAGCAGAGTTAACCACTCCCTATTATATTAGCCTATTAGCTAGCTTGTGCTAAAACGATTTCAGAACCGATAGCGTAGTTAACGCCAGCTGAAAAACGCATTATTACGCGGACGTTCTGACTTCCGTCGATATCTGCGAGGTCAATCAACTTCACCTCATTCATATCATTTTGCAATCCGCAGCCGAAAAACATATTGTCCTTCTCGGCAGCAATCATTTGACCAGAGTTAAGACCGTTAGCAACGAAAAGCTTAACGCCTTCAAAGTCCATTGCAGTTTGTCCAACGTGATAAAGGTCTTTATAACCTAGAGCAGCTTGTGCACGAACGTAAGAGCGAGCGTCAGCTTGTGAGATATAGATAGCTAGACCTTCGTTTCCGTAGATAGTAGAAGGAACTGCATCGATAACGTCACCTAAGCGAGCGATAATGTTAGAAGCGTCAGTAGAACCAGTGTGAGTAACGTCGATAACGTCAGAGTCAGCACCAGCTAGAGCGACGATACCGTCAAACTCTCCAGCGTTAGCGTTAGCACCGTTCCAGATGTTAGTCTCAGTCTTAGCAGCAACTTTAGCAGCAACGTGTCCGATAAGGTACTCAGCGAAAGATTTAGGAAGCTCATCAAAAGATGAAAAACCTTGCTCAATGCTCAGCCAGTCCGATTCGAAATCCTTCTTACAAAGTTCCAAGTTAACTTGAAAATCTTCAGGCTGAAGGTAACGCTCAGTTAAAGTAACAGAAGATGTAGCAGTAAAGTCACAAGAAGCGTCAGCGATAACGTCACCGACAGCTAGCTTTTGCATTACTTGCTTAAATTTTACGTTAGGCTTAACAGTGATTCCACCTTTGTCCAAAGTAGGAGCACTTAAAAGAGCCGCGGAGATAAATCCAGCAGCCTTTTCACCAGCGTAACTAGTAGTAATAGAAGTAGTAGTAGCCATTATTATTATTTTAGCTTGTTAATAAAAAAATTAGTCATTTATGTATTTAAACACATTGGATAAGATATCTCCACCTTTGTTTCCTAGTTTCTTACCTCTTGTCTTAACCTCAGCTTCTGGGCTGTGAGTTAGTCCTTTGTCGTCAACTGGAATCTCAGGAGTCTCCACCTTTTCCTCTGTTTCGTTAGATAGTGAGTCTTGTATAATCTTTTTGAGTTCGTTAATCTGACTCTCAAGTTCTTTAACTCTACTATCGTCAGGAGCTTCGTCAGTTTTCTCAACTTCCTCTGTCACTTCCTCAGTCTCTACAACCTCGTCAGCTACCTCCTTATTTTCTTCAGTCTCAGCAACTTCCTCAGTTACTTCCTCTGTCGTATTGTCAGCAGTTTCGACTACTTCCTCAGTAGCCTCAACCTCGGGAGTTTCAACTGTTTCCTCAACAGTCTCAACTTTGTCAGCAGTAGCGATTCCGATCGCTTGTGCTATCTTATCTAGGGTTTCTTTTGCACTCGGCATATATTGAATTTTAAAGGGTTTAACACTTTATTTAAAAACAAGTTTTTTGCGGATTTTAAAAAACTATGCACGCATAACATTGACAAAATGTCATATTAATAAAGACAAAGTGTCATAACTGAGATTATGCCCAGTCTGACTCGTTATCGTTCTCTATGTTTCTGTCAGTTATGTTAGACGTTACGGATGACGTATTCTGCCCTCCGCTAAGCCCTCCATAGCCTTGATATACGTCTTGCATATAAGGTCTATAGAGAGCTGGATATTTAGCTTTTATATACATATTAAGGTGTATTAGTTACTAAGTTAGAATTCACAAAGTTATATCCAGTTAAGTCAGCGTTTCCAGAGACGTCAGTTATAGTTGTCACCGAAGTTTCTATTTCATAGTAGTGAGCTGGAGCTGAGGAAAGTAAGCTTAAGTCCTGAGTTGAGCCACTATTGTAGATAGTAGATACATTGGAAGTCTCATCAGTGTCCCATATAGCTATCTGATTGATTGTACCATCGTAGTAGTTGTTGTGTACGTTAGAGGCTCTACCTATACGGTATATGTTATCGCTAGTATTAGCTCCACTTATTGCACCGTCATAGCCTCCACCAGTCGCTACTCCTACAGCGGTTTGTGATACACCGTCGATATAGATGTTAAATCTACTGTAATAGTCAGCCGAACTAGTTGACACGCTCCCAGTAGTGCCACCGTCAAAAGTGACTACTACATTTTGCCAGTTCCCAGAACTGAACGCATTACCGACCACCAATATGATACTATTATATACAGTTCCGTAATTCAGAACCAAACTAGAACCGCCCTGTTGCTTTAAAGTAATAGCTCCCCCGTTGTAATCATCGCCAGCTCCATAGACCAATAAGGTTTGAGTGGCTGTGTTCGAGCTAGGTTTAACCCACATCGAAATAGTCCAAGCGTTACCGTCCCCATTAGAAGCTCTCTCCAAGGCGTTCATATTGACTGGATTGCCTTGCATATAGCTAGTGCTTCCGTTAAAATTCAATGACTTAGAATTAGTGTAAGATACTTGATTTACTGTGACTGTAACGGTAAAATCTACAGTTCCGCCTACAGCGTTGCCAGCCTTGCAGTTAACTACAATAGTGTCGGCTGAAGTCCCTAAGTAAGCTGGAGCCGTACCGCTAAGTACACCGCTATTTTGGTTCAATGTCATCCAGCTAGGTGCGTCCACTTCTGCAAATTGGTTTACAATATTGTCACTAGATAAAATCTGAAAGTTCAATATATCACCTTCTGTTACTGTAGCTGTTTGATCTGCTACTGTAGGTGCGAAGTTTGCATCAGGCTGTGAGCCTCCGTTTATAGACTGCTTAGATATTACTGGTATAGAGTAATATGCTCTATTACCTCTCACACCATAGTACAAGTGTACTGAACTACCTACTGTCGGGTCAACCTTAGCTGTCGCTACCTTTTCGTTATTATCTTCAGAATATATAGTCAGCTTTCCGTCACTATTAAATCTCATAGAAAACATACCTTGTGCCTGTCCAGCTCCACCTTTTCTGTAACCTACCACACCAGCTCCATTGTTGAAATAGTATGTAGCGTTAGTGTTAACATTCCAATCGGAAACCCCTGAAAACTCAAAGCTTATAGCTTCATTCGTCTCATACTTAAGCTCATTGTCTAGTTGCTCTTCTGCTGTAGATACCCCACTTGACGCTGCTGTGTAGTTAGTCCCGAAGTAATCTCCTTGACCTACCTCGTCAAGCATAAACATCAGCTTCTCTCCTTTTTCTATAGAGATAGCACTCTTTAGTACGGTGTGATCTAAAATACCGTTAATGATTCCAGCCTCAGTGTTTGCGAAGTCGTGAACTATATCCCAAATATAATCTAAGTTATTGATAATGCCATTAGGTAAGACACCATTTGCCCAAGTATGCATCTGAATGTTGAAAGATGTAACGGATAAAGCTATTGTAGTCTTAGCCACCGCGACCTCATTAGTCCCACTATAATCCATTAACGTTAAATGCCCGTCATTGCCGAACCTGACACCCATAGCGTCTCCATTAGATACTACGTATTTAGACCCCGAGTTGGTGGTTAGCAGTGTACTGTTAGAACCCGCTGTAAATCCACTTGCGTACATAAACATAGTACTCCAATTAGAAGCAGTAAAAGTACCGCCATTGTAAGCGGTTGCTACTTCTGCGCCATCCCATATACCTAGTACTAAGTTAGACCCTCCGTTGCTTTGAAAGTTCCACTTAAACTCTGACCCCCGCTCTAAGGCTTCTCCAAAGTAAAAGGGTAATTGTTGGTTGATTGTAGAATCGTTAGTAGACGTACCTACAGGTTCATTAGCGTTAGCCCCATAAGAGATAAACCAGCTAGAGTTTGTAGCTAGTCCAGTAGAGCCGTTAATCATATTGGAGGCATCTATCGTTATCTCTGTAGCGTCGTTTAACACTAAAACTAAGTCAGTACCCACAACAGAACCACTTACTACAGGGTTTCCTGAAGCTCCTGATCCGCCTAAGGTAGAGGCATCTACAGTAACGGTTGAGGAGTCACTCATCGTTAAAACTATGTCAGTGCCACTAACAACACCACTAGAAACAGTCGTGTTCTCATCAATAGACAGCCCAGTGACATCAACAGTAACTGTGCTCGCATCGTCCATAGTGAGTACTAGGTCTGATCCATTTAATGCTCCAGATGCTACGAACTTATTTTCATCAACACCCAGAGTAGTTACATCAACAGTATATGAAACCCCATCATTAAGTCCAAGAGTTAAATCGTTGCCACTTAAGGTGAAAGAGTTAACGAATGTGTCTGGAGATATAAAACCAGATGTGTTCGTAAATATCGAATTTAACTCAACAACAGCCTGATTAAGTACGGAGTTAACGAAGGAGCCGTCCACACTAACAGCGTTTACTGGTAGAGATTCGACTATAATCTTAGCTCCTCCTTTTACTTTTATTTGTATTGTAGTTCCATTAGCTACAGCTTCTAGAGTGTTTACTGCGTGTGGCACTAACAAATTGTCAGAGCCTAGAGACAAATCCCTTAAGAGTATTGTAGAGCCTGTAGCGTCAAGTCCAAAGTCCATAGCTTGATACTTAAGATATGGTGATATTAGCTCGAGGTCTTTATCTTCAAATAGTCTATTATGTACTGTAGCTTGATATCTATACAGTCCAGTGTTGGGGTCAACAGTGTCACCTTGACGCACTTGGAATACGCCCAAGTCAACGTCATCTGAATTTCTTACTTTCTGAATTTCAGCGTAAAGCGTAGTTCCAGCCCTAACGTCTACAGGATGGTCGAAAAACCATTCAATAGTGTCTCCAGCAAATATATTCTGACCTACATTCGATCGTTGATTGTTTCTCGGTAGAGTTTGCTTATATACGTTCCTTCCAGCGATCTCTATTCTATACTCCAGCCTAGTAGATATGTCAATAGACTCAGCTGCTACAGTAGTGATTCCCAATCCTGATATGTTAACTCCGAAGTAATTATCTCCAGAGTAACCTACTGCTGTGGCTGGGTCTGGGTTACCTCCCAAAGGCAAGCTAAACATATCAGAGAATACACGTCCACTAGGTGGAATGAATCCAGATGCACCCTGATTTGCTGTAACCGATTGGTCTTTAAGCCCACCCCACATAGGGAAAAAGTTTATGTCAGAAGTTAGGTTTGTAAAAAATATATTTTCAGAACCAGACGACATCTTGTGTTGTTCACCTAAGAACAAAGAGTTAAGAGTAGTTTCTATAGCTCTGTCAGCAATAAGCTGGTCTTGAGTTGGGTCGTATTCGAAGTGACTTAGAGTTTTTATCTCCTCAGGTGTGATAGTTCTACCAGACACAAAGTCTGTAGACTCATTCTCTACAGTGCTCTCTTGATTGTTATTAAGATTACTAGAGTTGGTATTGTCTGGGAACAGATCAGAGCCATCGTTAACTCCTATAATTTCTCTTATTGGCATAGTCTTATTTTTTATCTATTGATTTTAATTTTTGGATAGCCCAGTTAACACCAGAAGCTCCACCCCATCCGAGCCAAGCTATATATCCTTTATCTTTCCAAGGGGTTGACTTATATTTGGGGTCTATAGCAGCGTTCTTTTGGTGACGCTTAAAGCTAGCCATTCTAGCGATTGTTGAGCGGCTTAGATTAGCTTTACGTGCCAACTGAGAGGCTCTAGTCCATCCTACTCTAGTCATTCCTTTAACTTCATCTCCGTACTTCTCTCTCCACGCTAGAACCTTCTTAGCATTATTGACAGCGGACTGCGGATAGTCGTTATAGGTCTTTAGTTCAGTCTTTTTTTTTTCGTAGTGTTCAGATACGATCTCTCTGAGTTCGACTAGTAGGCTGTCTACTCTCTGGTCTGATAACATCTCAGGAAGTGGAGTCTCTACTTCACGTCTAAGAGCGTTAGCGAACTGACCTTCTATTGAGAATCCGAAAACCTTATCGTCTTTAACGTAATTTTGCCATACTTCATCGTCATCTACTTTCATTGTAACCATCCAAGTTCCTACTGGCACGTTAAGACCGTACTTTCTGCTCTTGTCGAATTGAGTGTCCTCAACTATCCAAGACTCAAAAACAGTCATTCCGTTCAATTTGTCTTTGTGCTCTAACGTAGCGTTTTGGTGATTCGAGTTTTTGTAGAATAACTCAGCAGCCTTTCTCACGGTGTCTTTACTAAAGAATATGTAAAACTCTTCACCGTTCATATTTCTGTAGATAGGCTTGTCAGGGATTAAAGCAGCACCCATAAGTAGACGCTTATCTCCGTCAACCTCAGACAAAGTTACTTGTTCGTTTTCAGCTAGAGCTACAAAATCAGACTGGATAGCTGGGTTCTCTACGATAGAGATAGCTTCAACTCCCATAGTCTCTTCTAGTTCGTCAATAAGTAGCTCGTATAACTTCATTATGTCTCTTTATTTAAAAACAATTTTTTAACCAATTGACGCGGTGCCCTCAGCTTTTCTCTCAAGTTCCTGAGAGTTGGATACGTCTCCAGATACTACATATGTTCTTATTGGTTTCTGGTTAGCGTTAGATATACTGTCAGCGATCATAGACTCTCCAGCAGAAGCCTGTCCTACAACATTAAACTCAGGTGCTGTAACTCCAGAACCTCCGCCTATTGACGCTGTAGGGGCCTGTATGTCAGCTCCACCACTAAGTCCAGCAGTAGCTTTATTCTTTTTGAATACAGACCTTAGTTGCATAAACAAAGGGAGTGCCGTAGCAATGTGTCCAGCAATTAACGGAACGTTCATAGGGAATGGGGCAGCGGAGGCAGCTTTACCAATACCTTTGAAGTAGTCGACTCCAGCCTCAGCAGTGGCCTTGAGCATTTTACTCATAGTGACCTCTCCGTCTATCTTCATCTCTATTTTACTCATTTGAGCCTTAGCGATAAGTGCCAGCTTGCCCATCTTACTCTCCTCCCCAAAGATTCTAGCCATTAAGTCTAAGTTCTCTAGCTCCTTGTTGATCTTCTCTTGATTCGCTTTGTGATGGTCATCTACATCCTTTTGTCTAGCAATATCTATGCGGCCCTGAAAGGACTGCCTTATAGTATCTAACTGCTCTTGACTAGCTCCTAGTAACTCAGCTTCCTCTAGGGCTCTCTCTCTAGCTCTCTCCATCTTAGCGAGGTGAGTCTCATCTTCGAAGTCCTGTTCTGCTTTTTTGAGCTTCTCTAAATACCTCATCCTATTAGCTAGAGGGTCTTCTCCTCCGTCTCCTTCGGCTTCACCTTCTACAAATTCATCTGTAGGGAGTCTTGTAGCTGACGGTGCGGTGTCTCCTTCTGAAGTTGCATCTGTAGTAACACCATAGTTGTCAATCTCGGTCTGGATGTCCTCACGCCTCTTACCGTAAGCTTCATATTTGCCAGTTATCTTGTCTAGACTTTCCTGAATACTTTTTTCCGATTCATCTAAGTTTTTCTTATCTATAACCCTACCAATTAAAGGAATGTCGGCTATTTTTCTCTGTAGCTTTATGAATGCCAAACGCATCTCTAACACACCCTCTTGTATGTTAAGGCCAAACTTATTGAAGGCTATACCAGTCTTTTCGGACTTTAGACCCATAGTGCCAAAAAACTTGTCTATAGAGCCAACAAAGCCACTGAACTTCTGAGTTACAAATCTCATAGCAGTTTCTAAACCTAGAGTCTCAGAGATAGTAATACCTAACCCCTCAAGTGCAGATCGCATCTTCTTTTTGTCTCCAGAGAGGTTGTCTTCCATAGTGTCTACCATTCCCTTAGCAGCACCTCCAGCGTTCTGATAAGACACAGTTAACTCGTCAAGACTATCTCTGTTGTCTATAAGTGACAAAAGTACGTCCTTGTTTCTAAAACCTACAGCCTCAGTAGCTACAGCCATCTTTCCAGATGTAGTAGTGACCTCCTCCATCTTCTTAGCGTAGATATCTAGAGACTGTCTGAAGTCTTTACCAGTCTTAGCAGATAGCTCAGCTAGAACCCTTCTGAGTGACGTTCCAGCCATTGAGCCAGCCAGACCTTGGTCAGCTAGTACAGATATAGCGGCAGCAGACTGCTCCAAGCTAACCTTCATATTCTTAGCAGCTGGAGCTACTAATTTCATAGATTCTCTAAACTTCTCAGCATCTAAGGCACTGCTGGTGAATGACTTAGCCATCACGTCAGTAATTCTACTAGCCTCAGAAGTCTCCATTCCAAAACCGTTCATAGTTGCTGCCATAATCTCAGCAGCGTCAGCCATTTCGATTCCAGATGAAACGGCTAAATCAAGTGCTCCAGAAGTAGCGTTCAATATGCCAGTGGTAGTAAAGCCCATCTTTGCGAGCTCTGTCTGAGCATCTGCAACCTGAGCAGCGGTAAACTGAGTGGACTTACCTAAGTTCTCAGCGTTCTCCTTTAGTTTGTTTAAGTCATCACCAGTAGCTCCAGAGATAGCAGATAACCTACTCATAGACCTAGAGAAGCCTTCTGCAACGTTTAGAGCAGCTTTAAGGCCAGTAACAACACCAGCAACCCCAGCAGCTACTAGAGCTAGTGGGTGTTTAGCAAATGATAGCATACGAGCTCCTAGACCCTTCATAGCTCCACCTAGAGCACCAGCAGAACCCTTAGCTCCGTCTAGTTTGCCTTTTAGCTTGTCAGCTCCAGCTCCAGCTTTACCAGTAATTCCTTTTACGTTAGAAGTAACGTTAATGTGTACGTTTTTAGTAACTTTTTTAGCCATTCCAGCGAACTTTAATAAGTTTTTTTAATTCTTTTGTATTCTCTGGGAGTTTGTAGTAACCTTTAGCTCTGCGTACGTCCTCATTATACTTTATAGGGAGTGATAGTAGGAGTTGGATAGTCTTTAGCATTACCGTTTATTTAAAAACAACAGGGGTGTAAAAACAAAACATAGTAAAAACTGTTTTTAATATGGAGACCCCCTCCTAAACTTCTAAACCCTAATAAAGATGGACGTTAGTTGGAACAGATAACTGTCGCTTTTACGATAGCCTGTGAATCTTTGTAAATTTCTCCAGCTAGCTAACAGATACTACGTAAACACTCTACGAGTGAGACAAAATTTTCTTTTAAATTTACAGAGGTAGAGGGCTAGCAAAATACATATTAATTTATCTGAGCTAACAACCCACCTACAGAAGTATCTGAGCCTCCGTTAGATATAGACACGTTATCTAGTACACCAGTAGATGGTTGTAGTATAACAAATCTATCATTACTACCAGTAGAGTTAACTACAGTAGTAGTATCAAATAGACTCTTATCTTCCTCAGTTATTAATATCAATTCAAGTCTACTTTCTCCTGTAAGATAATTAGTCTCTATAGACTCTATAAGATGTCTAGAGTTATGTATAATTAACGTATCATTAGGCTCTATGTCTTTTACCAGTCTTAAGGGGAGGTATGCCGTGTAAGAAGCTCTACGCTTATTCTCGTCAAACGTGAGAGATATCGTGTTTTTCCATAGTAAATTAAATAGACCTAGATTAGAGTAAGTGTCCTCTCCAGACTCGTTGAATTCAGAGCCAAAATATCCACCTACAATACCCAGAGTAGAGCTAATAGTGTTCTCTGTATATACTACACTAGGCATCCAGTAATTAACCTTAGAAGTTACAGAAGTTCCAATATCGTAAGCTATAGGGTCAGAGAATCCAGCTCTATCTAAGTATGTGAATACAGGCTTACACACTTGCTCAGTTCCATCCTTGTCAGTTAGAGTTATTACATTAAGATCAGAGAGGCTAGCGTCGTTAAGATCTGTTAGGTTCTCAACTGGCATAATGTGAGACTTTATGTCTACAGAGTAAACACTTCCGTCTATAACATTACCTTCTGACTGAGGTAAGTACTTAAGTTCTCCAAACTTTCTAGCGTTAACTTTAGAGAATCCGTGCTCTAATATAGTTTTTTTCTCAGCTCCAGTAAACTTAACTCCAGAGTAGTAGTTAGGCCTATTAATATTGTAGTCTGATATGTCTACATACTGAGACACATTGTGCTCATTACCCTGATTGATGTAGTAATCGTAGTGGTAGGTGTTTACAGTCAAGTCGTCAGTAACTTGAGCCACTATATTAAATCTCTTGAACATATCTCCTAAAAAGTCAGAAACTTTCATCTCTGGTAGGTTAGGGGTAATGTTGTAAGCTCCAGTTCCACCAGCAACAGTCCCAACACTGCCAGATACGGTGTAAGTGTCCTCACTAATATAAGTCTCACCGTCAGAAGGGTCAAACTCTGTCTCTGTTACAACAAGGTTTGATGTCAACGTAAAGGTAGCCGTCTCTGCTGTAGAAACTCTGAATGTAACCACGTCACCTCTACTCACTCCCACGTATGTGCTGTACGCATTGGATGTGTTTACTGTTCTAGCTACACCCCCGTTAACCAGTAGCTCTCCGTCAAAATTTGACGCTGTAGTAACTAACTTGAGTCTTATCTTTGCTTCATAGCTAATAAAAGCCTCGTTATTTGGTAAGCCAACAGATATAGATGTGCTAGTAAGAGTACTCTCTGAGTTTACAGAGCCAGATAGGTTGTGTATATTGTAGTCGGTCTTAGCGGAAGCTCCCTCTATCGTAGTCTGATCTGTTTTTTGCAGTATAAGGTGTAAGTCCTCTACATAGTTAGCTCTCATAGCTCCAGATATAGTGAGACCGTACTTTGACTCTATTGCATCTAGTATACTCTTAACCCTAAGAGCTCCTATAAGATCGTTGTCTACTAGACCATAGTGGTCAGGAGACCTAGAAGTACTAGAGTATCTTATGTTTTTAGTATTCGTCAACCCCTCTGTAGATGCGAAGTCGAAGTCTCCAGAGTGAGATATATACCTACCGCTCCTACAAACTAGAGGAAACTTAACTGGACTTGTTGATGTCCTGTCGCTGAATAGTGACGAGAAGTTAGGGTTATCTATGTCTAGAGAGCTGAAGTCTAAGTCAGTTAGCTCGTCTTGACCTATAAGCTTGTTTAATTCAGTTAACTTACCGTAGAAGCGAACCTTGTAGGCGTATGGTTTACCGTCTTTGAACTGAGTACCCTCTACAGATACGTTTCCGCTCTTGAAGTCAACTCCGTTTAACTTGAGTGTAGCTGGTATCAATACCCTAGAGTCTACAGCAGTAGTGTCAACCCTATAGACGTGCTTAAATAGCTTGTTATTCTTTTTTGATGTAGGTATACTAAAAGTTTTAGAGAACTCAGTAAAGAGCTTCTTAATGTCCTTAAAAGACTTGACTGACTTTTTTATAGTGACGCTCTCATCACTAAACTGGTCTACCTCGACCCCATTTATGTATATTTCCAGAGGGTACTTCATTACCTTATGTTATTAATGAGTGAATGTGATTCTTTTACTGATACTGTGAATTGAACTAG